AGACTCAATCCTGATTTTGTAGAAAACCTAGACTCTGATGGCGAACAAATATATGCAAACAGAGAATCAAGAGATGAATGGAACTGTATTGGACTACTCGGACAAGTACCAATAACAAAAGGACAAGTCACCAATAGTAATTGGACAAAATTAAAAGACAGAAGTGAAACAGTAGAATTGTGGTTTATAAAATAAGAAGAATAGCAACATTAGAAGGATAATAAGATGGCAACAACTAAAATACCAGCAGAATTTTTAGCAGAAAACACAATTTCTGCACTTAAACTCGCAGAAAATATAGTCTCTACTAGAGAATTGACTGCGAATGGAGTTACATCAGCTCAGATAGCACAGAATAGTATTCTTACTAGACACATTGATGACAACCAAATAACAGGAGATCAGATAGCAGATAACGCAGTTGGCACAGATCAACTTGCAGGAATCGCTAGAGGAAAGATAATAGTCGGAGACTCTAATGGAAGTCCTACACTGCTATCTCTTGGAACGAGTGGTTATGTATTAAAAAGTGATGGAACAGATATAGCTTGGGCAGCAGATGCAGACACTGCAGCTTTAACAAGTGAAGAAGTACAAGATATAGCTGGAGCCATGTTCACAGGTAATACCGAAACAGGAATAACAGCAACATATCAAGACGGAGATGGAACAGTTGATCTAGTTGTAAGTGGTCCATCAACAGGAAAGGCAATAATATTGTCTATGGTTTTTGGATAAAAGAAAAAGGAGAAATAAAAAATGACAATAGCAAATATGGCGGGCGTCTCAAGTATATATGCAGGTAATGCGGGTTGGAATTTATCTAGCACGTTGACAGCTACATTAATGACAGTAGACGCAGAAAAAACAGTAAAAATAAATAGCATTATATGTAGTAATGTAGATGGAACAAATGCAGCAACACTAAACTTATACGTTGACGGCATGGGTTCAGGTGCTTCAGGAGTTACAACTACAGGTGCAGATGCTACTGTTTATTTAGCTAAAACAATAAGTATACCAGCAGACGCAACATTAGTAGTACTAAATGCACCAATATATCTTATGGAAGGTGATATACTGAAAGGTGGAGCAAGTGCAGCAAGTGACTTAGATTTGTTTGTATCTTATGAAGTAATAGACGACGCTTAAGGAGTAATATATGGCTCATTTTGCAGAACTTAATTCAAGCAACGAAGTATTACGAGTAATCGTAGTTTCTAATGATGATGTAGATGCCAATGGTGGTAATCAACACGCAGATGCAGAAACTTTTGTTACAACTATTGTTCCTTATGGAACAGGTGGAGTAGCTTGGAAACAATGTTCTTATAATAATAATTTTAGAAAACAATATGCAGGCATAGGATATACTTACAATTCATCAAAAAATATATTTATAGCCGCTAAACCATATGCATCTTGGACTTTAAATAGTAGTAGTGATTGGGAAGCACCAGTCGATAAGCCTGATGATGGTAAAATATATAATTGGAACGAAACAGACAGACAATGGGACGAGGTATAACACATGGCTAGTTTAAATGGCGGAATAATAGGAAAGTATAATGTACCAGTAGATAATGGTCAAGCTGAGGTCATAACTACATTTAATTCAAGTGGTACTCTTACAACAGCCGCACAAACAACTGCAGTTGAATATTTAGTTATTGCTGGTGGTGCTGGTTCTCAACCATCTGCTGGCGGTGGAGGCGGAGCAGGAGGATATAGGACAGCTGCTGATTTCTCTGTTTCGGCATCAACAGATTACTCAATTACTGTAGGTGCAGGTGGTCCTGCCAATAATAATTCAGCTACCGAGGACTCTGAGGGCCATAGCTATGGTGATGGTTCAAATTCAGTTTTTTCTTCAATAACTTCTGCAGGCGGTGGTTCTGGTGGAACTTTCCAAGCCGCTGCACCATCTACTGCTGCAGCTCATGTTGGTGGGTCTGGCGGCGGTGTTGGTGGTAGGAGTTCTAATGCGAACGGTGTAGGCGGTGCTGCAGGAACATCTGGACAAGGTAATAGAGGTGGTCACCGAGGTGGCGGTGGAGCTAACGCACTTTGTGGCGGAGGCGGCGGCGGAGGTGCTAGTGCTGTTGGTGGTGATACTAGGGACACTGGTGGTGGTGGCAATTATAGTGCTGGTGGTCATGGTGGTGCTGGTACAGCTTCTTCAATCACAGGTTCATCTGTAACAAGAGCAGGTGGAGGCGGTGGTGGAGGCGATAATACTGGTGCAAGTGGAAATGGTGGCTCTGGTGGTGGTGGTAGAGGTACTGGTGGTGGTACAGGTGGTGTTTATTGTGAAGCAGGAACTGCAAACACAGGCGGAGGCGGTGGAGGTGGAGGTAATCCTGCTCCTACTGGTGAAGATGCCAATGGTGCTGCAGGTGGCTCTGGTGTAGTTATCATTAAAGAACCCGCAATAGTTGATATACAAAACACTTCTGGTGTGTGGACTATGAACGCGGTTTATGCTGCTGTCTTAGGAGACAACTGGACTACTTAACATGAAAAAAATTCCTATGTGGCTCCTATATATACTTGTTTATGGTATAGGGGGCGGTTTAATGCTCTATGTTTTAATGTTTGGATAAAAAAAAAGCCGCTAGTTAGCGGCTTTTTCTTCGTCTGAACCTTTATCGGGATTTTCTAAACTTTGAGCTAATCTATTAGTATAGCCTTCTCTAGCTAGAACTAATCTATCTAGTTGTCTTTTGAGTTGGTTTTCTTCTTGCCCAATAGCATTTAGTTCCATTACAAAAGCTTTTTCTATATCTGTCATATCATTGATAAGATATTTCTTTTCGTTTAATTCCAATACTGGTTCATTTGTGATTTCTTCTGTCATTTGAATATATCCTTCCAGTTTCCATGTGTACTACCTCTTGCATACTCGGTAGAACGATTTTCAAAAAAGTTGGTATGCTCAACACCATTTAACATATAGTCTAACCATCCAAGTGGGTTTTCATCACTTCCAAATATTTCTTTCAATCCAATCCCCAGTAATCTTCTATCCGCTATATAGCGAATATATGCTTTTACTTCATCTGCTGTCAGATCTGGAATATCCGCACCTTTGAAACAGGTATCAATAAAAGCATCTTCTAGTTCTACTACCCTTTCAGCAGCACAATAGATTTCATACTTTAACTTATCATTCCATAAATCAGGATTTTCTCTTATAAATTGTTTAAATAATTGGCTCATGCCTTCAACATGTAGAGTCTCATCACGAATACTCCAAGTAACTATCTGCCCCATTCCTTTCATAAGATTATGACGAGGAAAGTTTAATAGTATAGCAAAACTACTGAATAGTTGTACTCCTTCTGTAAATGCACTATAAACTGCCATAGTTTTAGCCATTTCAAAGGGATTATCCATATTAAAGTTTGTTAGGTACTCGTGTTTATCAGACATTGCTTGAATCTTAGAAAACATTTGGTATTCGCTTTCATCTGATTCAAGAGTATCTAATAATAGAGCATAAGCTTCCTGATGCACTGCTTCCATAGAAGCAAATGCAGATAACATCATTCTCACTTCAGGTTGTTTAAATGTAGGTAAGTAATGCGTTGCATAACCACAACATACATCAACATCTGCTTGTGTAAAGAATCTAAATATTTGATTAAGTAATAATTTGTTAGGTTCAGTTAGCTTTTCTCTAAAGTCTTTTAAGTCATCTGCTAGATTGACTTCTTCGGGCATCCAATGCATTTGTTGTTGTGTTTTATATGCTTCGAAAGCCCACGGATAGTTAAATGGTTTATAATAATTTCTTTCTTCTAATAAATTTGCCATCTAACCCTCACATGCGAGACACCCTTCTTCGTCTTGATAGTCGAAGATATAGTCTCTTAATTTTTTGTCCGATACATTATCGGCTCTTTTAATTGCTTCACTACGCAAGTAGTAAAGAGTTTTCATTCCTTTTTTCCACGCCATCATATGAACATTGTGGAGTTCTTGTTTAGATACATCAGCTGGGAAAAATACATTACAACTTTGAGACTGGCAAATGAATTCCTGTCTCATAGCCGCAAGTTGTATAACCCATCTTTGATCTATTTCAACTGCTGTTGCAAATATAGCTCTTTCATGATCATTTAAAAAATCTAAATGTTGAACCGATCCATGATTCGTAATAATACTTTTCCATATTTCGGGTGTGTTCTTATCTTTTTTATCCAGTAACTGTTCAAGATACTTGTTTTTAAGTAATGAACTACCCGTTTTAGTTTTTTGTGTAAATGCGTTAGCGCGATATGGCTCGATGCTAGGACTAGTATTACCACAGATGATACTACTAGAAGCATTTGGAGCAACAGCCAACAAATGAGCGTTGCGAACTCGGTTATTATTATCATCAGGACATGCTCCTCTTTCTTTAGCAAGTTCTTCAGTTTCAAACTGTGCTTGCTCTTTTATGTGTCTAAACATTGTATAATTTGTACTTTGAGCATACATACTTTCAAAAGGAATATTTTTCTTCTGTAAATACGCATGAAATCCCATAGCGCCAAGGCCTATACTTCTTTCCCTACTAGCACTAAATTTAGCTCTTGATAAAGCATCAGGAGCATTGTCAATAAAGAAAGTTATAACATTGTCAAGAAAACGAATTAAATCTGGTATGAAAAATTCATCGTCTTGCCACTCGTCCCAATTTTCTAAATTAACACTAGAAAGACAACATACTGCTGTTCTTTCTTCATTTGTTGGAAGTGTTATTTCCGAACAAAGATTACTGTGGTTTACTTTTAACCCTAGTTCCTTTTGGAACTCTGGTAAGGCGTCTTGTACAGTATCTTCAAACATTATATAAGGTTCTCCTGTTTCTACTCTATTTTGAATCAGTTTAACCCATAATGTTTTTGCCTGTACTGTCTTTTTAACCTCTTTACTATTTGGATCAATTAAGTCCCAGCTATCGTCAAAATCTTCTCCTTGTGTTGCTCTATCTATTAATTCCATAAAGGAATTAGGCACAACAACAGCATGATGAAGATTAGTAGACTTTCTATTAATGTCACCGCCTGTGGGCTTACGAATATCGAGAAATTCCTCAATTTCTGGGTGACTAATGTGTAAATATGAAGCATAACTTCCTCTCCTTGTAACGCCTTGACTAAAGGCTAACATTTGTGCGTCCACAACTTTCATAAATGGGATTACTCCCGTACTCTCACTCCCATGACTTGTTTTCGATCCTACACTTCGTACGTCACTCCATGTTCCACCGATTCCTCCTCCCACAGAAGAAAGCCATGCATTTTCTGTATAATGGTCGCTAATTCCACCTCTACTATCTTCAATATAGTTCAAAAAGCAACTTATTGGTAAGCCCCTTGATGTTCCCCCATTTGATAAGATAGGAGTTGAAAACATAAACCAAAGTTTACTAGCATAATTATACATTCGTTGGGCATGAGCACCATCATCAGAATACGCAGTTGCAGCACGTGCAAAAGCTTCTTGTGGTGATACCTCATTATCCAACATATATCTATCTTGTAAAGTTCTTAAACTGAACTCGTCAAGTAGTTTATCTCTATCGTAATCAATTATTACTGCCATCTAAATATCCTATTATGTCTGAGGATAAATCCTCTAAATTCATTCCTGATTCGATTATTGCTTGCTCAGAGTAACTCTCCAAATCCATGAGTTCGGCATTGAGTAATAATCTATCTGCATTTTCATTTAGTGACTGTATAAACTTATACTTACTGTCTATTGGACATGAGTTGTATATATCATATAAGTCACCATATTCTTCAATAAGTGAGACTGCTCGCTTTGGACCAATTCCTGCTATGCCAGGTACATTATCTCCAGTATCTCCAGCTAAACACTTAAGAGTCAGATATTTATCTGGCTCTACATTATAGTGTTCGTCCCAATTATCAAGTGTAATCTCTTTTCGTGTTACAGTAGAAAAGCGAGATACATGTTCACTAATTAAGAGATCCCAGTCTTTATCTGATGATATCAACCATATGTCTCCTATATTAAATTCTTGTCTCTTTCCTACTATCCATGCTGCTAAATCATCGGCTTCTAAACCACCATGCCTTAACACCAAATAACCTTTGTCTTTTAACTTCTTAAAAGCACTTGCGAATTCTCCCATAAATTGTTCAAATTCTTTTTTCTCTGTATCAGTTTGTTCTTTGTACTTATCTTTTCGATTTGCTTTGTAATCAGGATAAATATTCTTCCTGTATGTACTTCCACCATCTGCAAGTATAATCATGTTACCACAATTATAAGACTTTGCTAAACTTTCAACAGTTCTTACATAATCATTTACATAGTATGGTACTTTTTTATATCTCCATCTAAATGCGATATTAAGTCCATCAACTATTATTAAATTTTCATTGTGTTCTTGTTTTCTTATTGTCTCTGCGAATTCCATGTTCTCCCTGTTTGCAATCCCTACAGGACGACCCCACAGGAATATATATTATTCTGTCTATTATTGGGCACTTATGCTCCCAAAATGTGTGGCTCACTCAAGCCTACTTATATTGTCCTCTTTTATGACCTCTATCTTAGATAGAAGTGGGTGAGTCCAACCATGAGATACTAAATATGTATTTAGATTCTCTTCCAATAGTATCTCCACTAGTTTTTCTTTTCCTTCATCATCAAGTACCGATATTATTTCATCAAGAAATAAAGTATTGATTCTAGAACTAGATATACTACTCATTAATTTCCTTATAGCTAGCAATGTAGCTGTATTAACTCTTGCGAGTTCTCCTGAGGATAAAGCTAGTATATCTACTATCTTTGCGTTATCCGTTATTTCTACATTCAATCTATCATTTGTTACTACAAACTCTAAACTGAATCTACCTTCTGAAAGTTCAGCAAGGTATTCGTTTGTTAAGTCTTCCAAATCTTTTACTAGATTTTCAATCTTGTATGCTAGTAAACCATTTGTACTAAAGGCTTTCTTTAATATCTCCAGATGAGTACTTCGTTCTTCTACTTTACCCAACGCCTCGACAATTTCTTCAAGTTCATTTTCAAAATCTCTCGTCTGTTCCTGAATAATCTCTAGTCGAGTATTGTGGCGTTCCGCCACTAAGTTACTCGCACTTATTTCTTCTATTTTTTCTCTTGCTTGTAATATGCGTGAAGAAATTTCGTCAATCGAGGAAGATAGCTCCTCACCGTCGAAAATCTCTGTAGGGAGAGAGTCGTCCACATTGCGAATGAAACTTTCGTAATCATTCTGAAGTGCTTCTCGTCGTATCACCCTTGCGTTATTTTCTTTCGCTTCCTCTATTTGTTTAGATATTAACCTTCTTTGGTCTTTACCACTTGTTATAAGTATGTCATAAACTTCCGTAAGTTCTTTTAACTTCTCCTCGTCTATATCTTGCTCACAAGTTGGGCATTGTCCTTCAAGTTCTGAGAGTTTGTCCAAATGCGCTGTAGCTTCAGACACTTTGGAACTATATGTTCCCTGTTTCTGCAACATAGCGTCAAGGTCAATCTTCTCGCCTGAAAATAATCTATTCAAGTCAGTATCAAGTACATGCAACTGCTCCCTATTAAAATTATTATCTATAATTTTTTTATTATTCTCCGAGATTTTTTCAAAATCGCTTCGTAACTGCTGTAATTGTAGCTCGTCCTTTTCTGAAAATTTTGGTAAGTTTAATATAGGAAGTATGTCTGTACTCTCCAATTTATTTTCATTTAACCATTTCACTATTGTATCAGACTTACTATCTAGGGAAGCAACTTCTAATGTTATTTCTCTAGCTGCGTCCTTGAAAATATCAAAAAATTCTACATACTCGGTTAACTTTAAAAGATCAATTAGAAACTTTTTTCTGTTTGTATCTGTTGCAGTTAAAAACTGAAGTGATGTATTAGTATTTTGATATACTAATTGTGTAAAGGTCTTGAAATCTAACCCAAGTAATTCCTGTACTGTCTTATATGTATTAGTAGCTGTATGTGAAGATATATCCTCTCCATTCTCATACAACTTACATTTGATACTAGCTTTTCTACTAACATCAATTTCGTACTCATTATCGTCAACATCAAAGGTAAGGTTAATACTGTAGCCATCATTAATGAAGCGATTTTGTATCTCTTGCTTTTTTATCCCCTTACTATTTTTATTGAATAAGACTTCCTCGATAATAAGTGGAATGGAAGACTTGCCCATTCCATTTGTGCCAACGAGCTGGGTAAGGTTGCTATCATTAAGCTCAAGAATATTGTCTTTACCATAACTAAAACAGTTATCCCAACGTAGCGTTTTTAGAGTAATCATTAAACACCCCCATTATTTGTTGTATTTTTTTATCATTTAAGTTCAGTATTGCACTTAAATATTCTATTAGTTCTTCCTCCATTGTTAAATCTTTAAGATTAAGCGTAGCTTGTGAACTTCGTTTTATTACTTTCTTATCTAGTAAGTCGGTATTCTTAACGGCAGCTAAATCTGCTACATCACCTTCAATTTCATAAATTGTATGGTGATACTCCGAAGCTATCATGTCAGCGGGATCCGTCACAGTTTTTCTAATAAGCTGTGGTAAATCAAATTCGTGCCAAGTCCAATCTTCGTTATCTGGATCAATTAGAAGGTAACCAGTTTTGACAATCTCTCTGTGAAAAGAGGTAGTCATAGGTGAGCCTGGATAGATAATATTTCTTTGTGTATTAGTGTGACTATGTAAGTCACCAGCAAATACAACAAGGAATTCATTAAACCTATCCAAGTCAACTTCTGGTGTAACGTGAGGCGGGATTTCTCCTCTCACATGGGTATAAAGAGGTTTATTGGGATCACACTTTTCTATAGCACCTTTTTTATGAAGGTCTGCATATGGAAGTATAGTACCCCACTCAAATTCAGTAGTCTCATCTACTATTGTAACGAGACTATTGACATCTTGAGTTGCTCTCTTTAAATTTGAAAAGAATGTTTTGTTTTTCTTAGTGGCTTCATGGTTACCATCATATATAATGGTAGGTATACTAACTCCTCTTACAAAATCAAAATATAATGTAAGTTCGTCCATTGAAGGGACTCGATCAAACAAGTCTCCACCTATGATGTGCAAATCAACTTCTTTCTCTATTTCATAGATAGTTTGAAAAAAGAGTTCAAATCTTGCACAAGCCCACGGCAAGGGCACATTCTTTTGCCCTAGCTTTAAATGCCAGTCAGCCGTGAATAAAATCATACTATGATATGCTGAACTCCGAAGAAACTTCATCAGGTGTTTCACTTGATGGAGTTGTTACTCTTTGGAGAAGCTCTAATTGAGCATCAGGTGTGGGTCTAGGTAGAACGTCGTCCATAGAACGAAGGTCTGCTATTGCAGCCATTTCTTCCTCACCTAAGGCTCTTTTCTTGCACTTAAGTGCTTGTAGTCTATATTCTACATTAAAAGCCATTGGCCCTGTTTTGACCCTTTGAAAGTATATATCCCAACCTTCTGCTGGTTCAGTAGGATCGCCGAGGTCTTCTGCAGCTACCATTATCTGTTCCATCAATTTTTTCTTTAGATTTAGAACTTTTACACTTCCATCAGCTGGATCTATACACTGTGCAGCGTATGCCCAACCACATTTTAAGTCAGGAAAGAAGTCACGAACGTGATCTTTTTCCTTATTATTAAATGTTTCTGTCTGTCTGTCGAAAGCGAGACATTCCATAGGAATGTTTTTACCGTTTTCTCCTTTAATCCAGTAAACATATCTTGGTAATAAATCACCTACGATACGGAGTACATTATCTCCTTCTTTGTATGTGTATTGATTTATTTTCTCTTTTTTTGCGCTCCCTTGAGCTTGGTTAAATTTTATTGCCATTTTTTATTTTCCTGTTGTTATTTAGCGTTATCTTCAAATAGAAAGTGAATTTTATCCCCTTCATATCGAAGCAATCTGTTGTCGTTTACTATTTGTTTAGTTAATGGATTATGCAACATATGTAATGTTACTTCTCCTGTTCTTTTATAATTATTAAAATTTCTGAATGAAGCCATCATAATATATGATACGCATTCAGCAGTTGTATACTTACTCCTTTCAGCGAGTAGTTTCTTCGGGTTTAGTAAAAAACTATGACCGTCAAAAGTCTGCCCATAATATTTATAGGTAGGATCACTCGTGCTTCTAGGAATACGAGGATAAGTTAAGAGATGAATAATCATCAAGACTGAACCATGTTCAGCTTTCGTTACCGAGAATATCTTATCCCAATTATATTTTATCATTCTATTATATCAAAATTTTGAACCCGTGTCAAGTAGTATTTTTCGGAGGTGTTTACAGGGTTGATATCTCGTATCCTTGTTTGATATAGTATCCTAGTCGTTGACTAGCCTGTCTCCTTGCGGTATTTCCGATTAAATTTATATCTACTACTACAGGTTGAGGTTTTCCGTCATAATTACGGATTATTCTTCCAATGAGCTGTGTAAGTAACGGCTCGTTATTTACTGGTGTTCCGAGAATTAAACAACTAAGAATATCTAAAGATATGCCTTCAGAGAATATAGATTGTGTTCCATACAGAACATCTTTATCCTCAAAAATCTGTTTAATTATATCGGGTCTTTCTTCATGTGGGATTGCTCCCGTTACACAAACTGCGTTATCACCAGTGAGTTTCGCACAGTTCTTTAGAAAATCTACTCTATCAGATACTACTAACACTTTATGACCTTTTGCCGCATATGATGCAGCAGTCATAGCCACAGAATGTTGGTACTCTGGGTTATAGGCTAATTCATTAACTCGATTAGCCCACGGGATAGCATTTCCGTCCATGAAGCGTATCGGCAGTTTTAGGATATTTATTTTTGGGGGCATGAAGTTTTCCTTTGCAGGTTTTAATACATGCTTTCCAAAATAATCCTCAAACACTACATGTCTGCCATCTTTTCTTTGTAATGTTCCTGTAAGACCAACCTTGTGTCTAGCACAAGATTTATCTATAATTCTTGAAAAGGTTGGACTAGAAACGTGATGCATCTCATCTAAGATGATTGTCCCAAATTCTTGCCTAATCTCAG